GAATTTTGCGTTGCACCCTCGCAAGATACACCGTACTTGCTAGTACAAGAGCCTTTCTCACCTTCGTCAGGATTTGGATCCGCTACTGGAGTCAAACAGTATTCTAATGGTAATTTTAGATTTACCGTGTTAAACGAATTGGCGTCTCCAGACTCTAGCTCGCCTGTCGAAGTCGTTGTTAGCGTTAGAGGAGGCGATGATTTTACTGTATTTGATTTTAAAGACGATGCTGATAGTAATTACTGTGTTTCCGACGTTCATACTGGATTACCTTCAAGTATTGTTTCAGATACTGTATGGCCTATCCGTAAGAACAACCCCGCGTCTCAAACAGGATATAACGATGGTACCATCCCTCTTGCTTTGAGATCTGCCGTCAAAGAATCGTTAGCAGTGAAAATGGAGCATCAATCCGATCCGCTACAGACCGCTGTTCCCACTAAATGTTTAGAGATGGCCGGCGCATCTGGCAAGCTTAATTATGATGACAGAGTCTCTATTAATTATGGAGATCCCATTAAATCATTTAGAAATGTTATTAAAAGATGGAATTTATATGAAGTTACTCCCTTTTATACAGCTGACCTCGGAGATGATAGGAACGAGATTATTACGATGACAGATATTAAACCTATTATGCCAATGGCTATGGGAGAGTCTTTAGGAGCTAACGGTTTAGGCGCTGACAACAATTTTGCTGTCTCCGTCGACGATCGATGGTATAATCCTGCCCAGACAACTATGCTTGCATATTTATCTTATGCCTTTGTAGCATGGAAAGGATCTATCAGATATAGACATACTCAACTACCAGCTGGTTCCGAAGCCTCCGGTAATGCAGGAGTGCATTTATATGCGCAACGAGTTAACTGTCCTCCTGCTGGTGCTCCTATCGATTGGGCTACTACCCGAAGATTCCTTATCGATGGAACTACAACTGAGGAGTTAATAGGTATGACAGCAAGCCTTCCTACTGGAGTTCCAGGTATGCACATGACTGATACCAACAACCAGAATGCCTTGGAGGTAGAATATCCATGGCAAAACAGATTTAGATTTAACTACTCTGGAGCGTATTCCGCTCTTGGGATAGAGAAAGATGGATCGAACATTATGTACAGACAAACTTCGCTTGTTGTACATACTAATGCTGACCAGACTACTGGAAGCAGGATGAC